GCTTTATAATCTTCTATCATGCGAACACGGTTTTCATTTTTAATGCTAATTGATTTTGATTGTACAGATTTATTAAACGAATTAATAAAACGTCTTTTTACAACAGGATCAGAAATACTATTAAGTATGCTTGTTTTTAGTAAATCTGCTTGGGAAACAAATTTTTGTAATCCATCATCATAAGAATATTCGTTTTCTGCTTTTGTTTGTAAATCTAATAAACCACTTTCTGATTTACTTTCTGCACCAACTAAAGCATTGTTTCTTTTTATTTCAGTTTCTGCTGCATAAAATTTTGCCGATACATTTTGAACACTACCCGCTAAATTAGCCATAGCTGCATATGGCGCAGCAGCTGTATTAGGATTAATTTTTATATTAGATTTAATATTTCCTAATTCACTTGTTACATCACCTTTTGATTTATATACTGGTATCTTTGCCATTATCCTGTCATTCCTTGTTGTGTACTATAATAAGAACTACCACCACTTAATAAACTTTGGCCCGCTTGTGCATAGTAACCAGAAGCAACAGACTTACCTTCCATTCGTGCTAAGTTAGCTTGCATAGAATATAAAATACTTTCTTCTTCTTTTTGTTCTTTAGCAATCTGTGAATTGTATGTCATAAATTCTTTTTCTAATTCTGCTTCACCAGCATTTTCCATTAATACTAATAATGGTGTTTCGCCAACACGGTCTGTTTGTACACCAGATACATTATACGCTACTCTTGTTTGCGCTTGTAAATCTTCAAAGCGATCATCAAAACGTGCTAAGTTAAATTTTAATTTATTATCTTCGTTTTCTGCTTCTTTTAATGCAATCTCTGAATTACGATCTTGTATTGTGCCATTAAATTTACCAGCAGCTTCAGCGGTCTTACCCGCTTTAATTGAACTAGCTACAGCAACAGCTGTACTTGCTATTAGTATTGCTTCCATTAAAATATCCTTGCAAATCGGTAGTAGTCTTTTTTGTCTACACCATATTGTTTCATTAACCCTTCATTTTCTAAACCAAGCCATTTAGCAAATTGATGACCAACAGAAAAATCTTTTAGTACCGCAGTTTGTAATCTATTCATTTTATTTTCATAAATTAATTTATCTAAACCCCATTTAATAACACGGGCTGAAGATAATTTATGTTTATTCATTAAGTTGCTACCTAGCACCCATCCTTCGTAAACACCTTCCCACACAGGAACAATACCACCACTACAAACAATACCTTCATCTGTAACAGCAGTAAAACTTTTATTTTTTTCTTCTAAACTGTTTAATAAGTGTTGATGTTTTTCAGCAAGTTTTAAAATATTATTATTCATAATACCTGTAACTAACACTTGCGCATGAATTGATTCAAAAGGAATAAGTTTAAGCATCAAATGTATTTAACCTAGCAAAAACAGAAACAATAGTTAATGGTAATGGATCAGCTTGTCGTAAAAAAATAAATCCATCTTTATCGTAATCACTTCTAAATTCTGCATCTTTATCACCCGTAAATAACGGGATAGATACAGTTAATGGAAACGAACTAGAACGAAACGGAATATTTTCCATGTCTGTTAAACTTCCACCGACTTCAACACCTACCGTATCTAATAAACGTAATGTTACATCATGAATACGTTTTGTTTTACCTTGTGCTACACCATCTTCAGCACCCGCTTCAATACGCATAGTTTGTAAAATAGATGTATACGGTAAACCTATATGAACACTTTTTGATGAACGATCTAATGTTATAGAACCACTCGATACAGTTTTATTAGGATGTGTACCTCCATCAGCTAATATTGCTACTGTTTCACCTTCTAAATGATCTAAACCAGATATACTTGTTGTTGCTCCACCAGAATATGTAAGGCCGGAATCAACATAGAAAGCATCAGATACATCATCACCAAAATCATAATTATTAAAAAATTCTATAAAGCGTCTAGTAACACCATTTATATATCGTTGAACAACAATAAAAGTTTGATACTCATTACTTTCTGTAGGTATTGTTGCAATACTTTCTACTTTAGCATCTACTAAAATTTTATCTGTTTGTGCAGTTGTATGAGCAGACGATAAATTAACATAACTAGAAAAATCATCTGTTGTTGATAATTTAAACTGATCATTATCAATTTTTAAAATATAGTATTTTTGTTTGTCTGTTAAACCACCAATAGATGTACCTGTATTATTATAATAAATGTAATCACCTGTAGAAAAACCATGTGATGCAGAATACAAAATATTATTATAAATATTTACACCTTTATAAATATATTGCGTTGTATTAGTTGACGGTGCAGAATATAAATCAATACCTGTGCCAGCTGTAGCATTTGCCGCTGTTGTTGCTAATTTAATTGTATTACTGTTTGTTGCAATAACATAATATAATTTTTCATTACTCAAACCACCAATAACATTAGATCCGGCATAATAATAAACAGCATCACCAGTAGAATAACCGTGTGATGATATAGTTATTGTATCACTACCAACAGATACATTTGATGCATTAGACGTAAAACTTTTTGCATGTTGAATAATTGTTTTACCACTATCAGCGTAACCACCAATAATATGTCTATGCCATCCAATAACATTTTCTGTACGTTGATATGTTAAACCACATAACTGGCCATCGTTACGAACACACCATAAAATACCGTGCGGTTCTTGTTGATAGGACATTTCTTTAATGCCACTATCTGTTATGTGTTCAGCTAATATAGTTAAGTCAGGCGCAACATAAGAATCTGAATCATAGTTATATGTTAATTCTCTAACTTTTCTTTTGGCCCTTTGTAAAAACAAAGTTACGTTTCCAACTTGTGCCGGTTGTATTTTTGATGTGCCGTAATTAGCTTGTTTTTTTATTTGTATATTTGTTGGTGTTAATGGTTCAGAAGATCCTGAAGCTGTTACAATAAATTCGCCACCAGTTGTTCCTAAAATTAATGAACGCTGTGATGACATATACCGAATAGCATTAACTTGGTTTGATGCTATGGTATATATCATTGCATGATCGGCATCTGTACCAACAGTTAAATTTTCATAATCACCAGATTTAGAAAACCAAATTGTTTGTGGGTTATTATTTGATCCCGCAAAAACTAATCGTTCTTCAAAAAATGTTACCGTTGATGGATAATTATTTGATGTAGAAATAACGGTACTAGATGTTTCTGTAAAAGTTGGTGCAGCTAATGTCCATGACGTATGCCCTGTACGTGTTAATTTACGTATAGAATATGATGGATGAGCCAAGTACATTGTGTCCGCACTTTGTGCAAAAGTAACATCAAAAATATTTGCCGTTTCATACGGTGTTGCTATTTCATAAATTTTTGCAGCCGTACCAGCAGAACTATAAGCTGTAAAAGAAGAACTATTAATATTGTTGCCGTCTATATCTGTTAATTCAAAAGTATTTGTTGATTTATTTTTTACTAAATATCTTTTATTATTTAATTCTGTCATTCCAACAACAGAAGCAATATACACTTCATCCCCGTTAGAATATCCATGACTATTAGAAGTAATAACACATGGGTTAGCTTGTGTTGCACCCGTAATAGTTTTATTTGCTTCAGTTATATATCCGCCATCTTTATAAAAGCGCATATACTGATTACCTAATTCTAAAATATATGTTTGCGTTGTTGAAAACTCAAACGGAATAATACGTGTACTTGCTGAACTAGTATTTACTTCAGCAACAAATTTTGTGCCACTACGTCTACTTGCTGAACCATGAGGATGGATAACTAAATTTTCCATCGTTTTTGTGCCATTAAAATATTTATTAATGTCTGTTCTACCATCAAGACGTGGTGATAATTCACCAGCCGTAAAATTACTAAAAGCAAAAGATACTCTTGCCATGTTTTAATACCTACTGTTTATAAATGTATTGGCTTCTATTTGATCAAAGTATCCTTCGGTTGCATCTGCATGTCTTGCTTCACGCAATTTATCTTGATACGCTGCCATCATAATTTGCGACAATGATGTAGACGCAGTAATTGCATACGCTAATTCTGCTGCTAATCTTGTTGCTAAAACTTCTTGTAATAACACATCATATTCATTGGGATCTGTTATTCTTGCTATGTATAATATTTTTAATGGTGAACCTTCATTGGTTACAATTTTTCTACCTTCTAATTTATGTTCTATTTCAGAACTAAGAACAGGATCATCACTTTCTAATTTCATTACACGCAAACAATCAGACGGTAACGTATATGCTTTTGTCCATCCCCAAGTTGGTGCTATTGAATCTGCTGCAATAGAAGCACGCTTCATTAAACAATTCCATGAATGATTACGAAATACTGCATCACGTACCGGTTCAAACCGTTGGTTGCACAATCGTGCATTTTTTGAATCTTCAGTTAAAGACGCAATGGTGCTTGCACCAAGCATACTTAATCCTGAATTACAAATTTCTACTATTGAAGCCATGTTAACCTATTATTGTTTTTTTCTTTTTGGGAAAGCCAGCCTTCATATTGGCATATGCTTTAGAACTAATTGTTGATTTAGATTTAGGTCTACTCGATCCCGCTTTTTTGCGTTTGTTAATATTGCCGTACAAACTATTTTTAGCCATTATTTTTCCTTTGTAAAAAAAAAGGGGGGAATGATCCCCCCAAGTTATTTATTTTGTGTAGTATACCCAGCAATAAATACTACCACTAATGGTTGCGCCACCAGTTGTAATTTTTATATTTGTAGCATCTTCTACTTTGTAACCTAATCCAGCTACTGCGGTATTTGCAGCAGTAGAACCACCAAGCATAGATTGAACTTGCCCAGCCGCATTCCATGTGCCTAC